AGATAGTACCCGTTCTGAACGTAGCGATTGAAGTCATTCTTTGGCATCCGAATGACGTGCGTGTAGCGCGGAGATGTGTAGAGATCTTTGCTCTCTGGCGCGACCACAAAGTCTTCAGCTTTTACGAACTGGCTGCACTGCCGATCCAAGTTAGTGTCCCACCAAACCTTCTTGAAGGTGTGGCCGATCAGCGGGAGGTGGAAAAGCATTTGGTCAAGATCAGGGAAATACTCAGGCATTTCCTGTGTGATCTGATAGTTCATAAACTCACGAACCCGGCGAGCCTGATCTTCAAGCTCTTCATCTGGATTGCCAATGATGACAGACTTGACGGGGCCACCTGACGGGTAAAGCTCTGCGATTGCCTTGGCGTTGAACTGGGTGGCTGCTTCTGCGATCAGCGGGTGAACCACAACTGACAGTCCACGACTTGAACGCTCATCTTCACCTTCTGCCAATCCACCATCTGGATCTAGGGTCTTGAGACCTTGCTTGTAGCGTTCTTCCCACTCAGCNCNAGCTGCACGGTCATTTTCGTAAAATCCGACCAGCTCGCTGGCTTTGCGCATAAGTTCGCGCTCATCGATAACTTCGGCAAGGTTTTGGTCAAACTCTGCATCATCCAGCTCATCCATGAAATCCAGCTCTGGATCACCGATCAGAACGTCACCGTCTGCCAGCTCTTCGATCATCAGTTCATCGGCGGGAGCGCCTTCAGCGAATGGGATAATGTTTTCTGGTTCAGCCATAGAGCGTCATCCTTTGTTTTTCCATCGGCTCATCGTCATCTGGGTCTTCACTGTGACCAACGAACCATCCTTTTCGCAACCTTAACCATGCCTGTGTGCATGTATCAACAACATCGTCATTTGGATGTGCAGGGAAGGCTGCGCATATATCTATTAAATCTTTAGCCCATTTTCGATTGGAAGGGAAGAAAATCCTGCCATCTTCTAAAAGTGCGCTTGATGCATGGGCGCGAGCCTCTTTATCCCGATCTGGGCTGTAAGCCAATACGGGAACGCCAGCCATTCGTAAATCTTGCAGAAGGGATTGGCCTGAAGCCTTTTTTTCTATCAGAACTGCGTCTGGCTCCCACTCATCGTAAGCCTCTTGCGCCAAGCGCCTCAAATCGGGGTAGCTGACCTTATCGTACCAACACTCAAGCACAATTGCGCACATTGCGCCTTTGTATTGGAAGACACCCCAAGTTGTACGGGCGCTGAAGCTGGAGCTTTCCTTGGCCTCGAAGGCTGTATCGTATGATTGCAGAACGTATTCGATGTCGGGCAGATCCTCTTTCTCCCAAGGAACCCACCAGCTTGCCTTCAAGATTCCACCACCTTTGGGTGACGGGCGCTGCTGTAGCTGTCCTGCTGCTGCGTAAGAACCAAGGCTTCGCTCTAGAGTTGACAGAACATTATCATCGATACGTTCAGGCCAAAGCAGCTCGCCCTCTTTTGTGCGCGGATCTGAGAAGCCCAGCCATGACTTGCTTGGCGTTGGGTGGCCAATTTCGTATCGGGCAGGCAGGCAGAGGTGGTTCCACTCATCGCCTAGCTGGTTGGACAGGATATGCCCGGTCAGGTCTTGCTCATGGACACGCTGCATGATGATGACGAAAGCGCCAGTGCGGGGATCGTTGAGCCGGGTCTGCATGGCTTGGTCCCACCACTCCAGAACGCCTTCACGCACCTTTGAGCTGTCGCTATCGACCACGTTGTGCGGGTCATCGATGCAGATGATGTCACCACCATCACCTGTCAGAGCGCCACCTACGGACGTTGCGATGCGGTAGCCTGTCTTATCGTTCTCGAACCTTTGCTTCTGGTTTTGGTCACCAGTGAGCTGAAATTTATCACCGAAGTGCCTATCGTACCACGGGCTGTCGATCAGGCGGCGACACTTGGTGCTGTCCCTGATGGACAGGGAAGAGGCGTAGGAAGCGTACAGGAACTTCTTATGCGGCTGGTGGGTCCAAGTCCAAGCTGGCAGCGCAACGGCCACGCTGATTGATTTCATGTGGCGTGGCGGCACGTTTATGATCAGACGTTTGATGTCGCCTTCGACAACGGCTTGGAGGTGATCGCTGATTGCATCGACGTGCCAGTTGTTCTGGAACTCAACGCCCGGTTCAATCGTCGGCCAAGCTGCTTTCGTAAACTCCCTCAATGATCTGCGGTAACGCTCCGCCTGCACTTGCTCCAGTGTTAGACTGTTCAAAAATTGTTGCAAGTGCGCTGAGTTGTTCATCGCTAATCCTCGTAATATCTATGACGTGCTTTTGTTCGACTGTTGTCGAGACTTCTTTTTTATCGACCCAGCCTGCACGGTTTTTGAGAAAGAAGATGATGGCTGTGTTATCGCGTTCAACTGTAGCATTTTCGAACAGAGCATTGGTCACTTGATCAATGCCACTGGCCTGCCCCCTTTTTATAGCTTCGGAAAATTCGGAATTTTCGGCCTGATAAACCATAAAAGTTGCTATGTGTATTCCCAGTGCAGCGGAGCATTGTTCTTTGGTTAATCCCTGCGCCATAAGTCTTTCTGTGCGTTCCAGCACTTCAGGCGTGATCTGAAACCTTGGCCTTCCAACGGGATTTTCAGACTTTTTCTTTGTCATGTGGTGATCTTTCCAGTTTTACTGCAATGTAAGATAGATCATTTAAAAAAGAAACCCCCAGAACTTAATCTGAGGGCAGTTTGGGATGAGGCCACAGGCATGGGCCAAATCGAGCAGTACATTTTTGCTATCACATTGCAAGGAATATTACAAACACTGCTGCGATTAGAACTACGAATGCTGCGCCTGCCATCATTTCTTTTGCCCATCCTTCTGGTTTTTTGCTGTGAATATCTAGGTGGCCTCGCAGATTTATTGAGACCCATTCGCCTTCTCTTGCTGGTGCTTCACCATATTGTGTGTGGACCCAGAGGTGTGAAGATCCTGCACGTTTGGATGTATTTTCTGCAACCCATTCTGGGAAGGTTGCTTTGAATCCTGTGAACTTCCAAGATTTAACGATCATTTTTTACCCCTTCTATGGATTGAACAATATTTTTTTTGTTGTGAAGTTAGCGGCTCTCCACAAAGTTTACCCATGAATGCCCTGCCTTCACCTATGACATATTGCTGGCATGTTTCAAATTTTTCTTCTGATCCTCTTTTTTTACCTTTATCAGATCTGTTCTTTTTTACTTTTTTTACTTTTTTAAATTCTACATTTATCCAGTCTTGGATTATTTTTTCTGATACGTTTTTTTTACGCAGTTCGTGAAGTATTTCTTTAACAGCTACTTTTCCAACATGTATTGTTTCCAAAAGTTTTTGTTGTGATACATTTTCAAGAAACTCTGTGAAGGTCATATTTTCTGCCCCCAGACGTTTTATTGCCCACATTGGTTTATATGACATAAATAGGTCACCCATTGTTGTGGCATTTTTCCCCCGCTCAAACACTTCTTCTTGTCTGGTTCCCATTATAATACGGCTTCTTGCTCGCTCCCTGCTTACTCCCAGATCATTGCCTACTTCTCGTAGAGTTTTACCAGACCGACTAAGTTTAAGTGCGTGTTGATTAATTTCGTAAGTCCCAATTGCCATCACTTACCTCCGAACATTTTCTTCATTAGGCTTTTGCCTTTTGGTGTGAGCTTGATGTTTCGTTGGCGCTTATCTTTTGCGTCCATTTCGATTTCGATCAGCTCTGCTGCTTCTGTTTGGCCTCTGCTATTTTCAGCGAGCGAGTGCAGCAATCTGTTGAGGGTTGAGTTTTTGAGATCCATTTTGATTGCGAGGTCTGCGCTTGTGATTGGGTACGACTGGCAGATCGCGGAGAATGTCTTGAGGTGGTTGATTGATGTCTGTGATCTATCGACCATTTTGTTGAACTCTTTGATTTGAGTTTCGAGTGTTGCGATCTGTTCCATTTCAATCCTCTTGGAATATTTCATCTGCGAGAGATGCAGGCAGTTCGACTGTGCTTATACGAAAGTCGCATGTCAAACATTTACGTCTGCGTTTAATTGTTGGAAAGCCATAATGCAAGTGCGGTCTTGAGTCGATGGTTGTCATTTTGGTTTCGCAATTTGGGCAGTGCGAGGTTGCGAGTGTCATCACGCTGCCTCCACTTGGAAGGCAGCATAGAGATCTTTGGCGGCTTCGTGCCAAGACTTCTTGACCATTTGGATCACGCCTTTCTGGTGCGTCCAATTTAGGTTTTT